CGCTCTTGCTCTCCGCTGTAGTCTACTCCAAGGCCTACCGCCACTTCATACGCGCCCGTGCGGCCATTCAACAGGCCGTGGCCATGTTCGCCCGCAAGATTAAGGCGAAAGGTGGCCTGGAGACGCTCAATCGCCTCTTAAACGGCAATGCTGTAGGAACCACGGCCTCAGAAGAGGTCCATAGCCAATTCCAACCACCCGGCTCGACGTGGGCCGAGAACGAGGGGGTTGACATGCAGCCCCTCAAGATGGACACAGGAGCCTCCGATGCTCAGACTGATGCTGCTTTGTATCTACAAAACATTGGTGTTGGGAGCGGGATTTTTCCTCACTATTTGGGTAGTGGAGACTCTTTTCGACTGGCGACTGCGGAGGCTATGGAAGCGCCGATGCAAAAGGCGTTCGAGTCCTTTCAACAGCTCTGGATTGATGAATATCGGTATATATTCGAGTTCATCGTCAAACTCTCCGACAAGAGACGTAAGTCACTCAAAAGACTCAACTTAGATGTCGAAGCGCCCCTCATTCTCACCGTCGACGTGCCCCGCGTGATACATGCCCTCAATGAGACCATGAACGTAGAACCGGCCTACAAGGAACTGCCGGATCTACACAAGATGCTCTGGACCCATCTCGGCGCGAAGGACACCGACGAGATATGGCATCGCCTCAACCCTCTCATTGACAAGCGTATCAAGAAAGAGGACAAGCAGGCCGAAGATGAGTGCCAGGACAAGAAGGACGCGGCGGAAGCCAAGTCCAAAGCTCTCAATGGTGACGGAGGCCAAGTAGGATCTCCCGCCCCAACAGCGGGCCAGATCCAAAACTTACCACCCGCAGACAAGCCGTAACCCATTGATTTAATTACACTTAGGGGTGACGAAAAGTAGATAGTGACCTTATTTACAATTTTCGTCACCCCTTAGCCCTTGACAAGCAATATACCTTTACCCCATACTGCGAGCAACTGTTATTATTATGGTAGAGGAGTGTTGCGCGTATGAACCTTTCCGACGAGCTCTATAATATTGCTATCAAAACACTTAACTCTGCTGACTTATCTGAATCCGAACGATCCGTACTCGGGGATGAACTTGTCGAGGCGGCCTCCATGAAGAGTCCCCTCGCGACCCTCCGCAAGATCATCGCGAAGACGGCGGTCCATTGCCGGGAGGAGGCCAACACCGAGGTGGGCGACCCCATCTCCGACTTCACCCCAATGGCCCTCACCGAGGCCGAATCGCAGCGTCTCGTCGAGAAGGGCATCGCCAAGGTCACTATTATCAAGCCCGGCTTCAATACCTCGAAAGCACGTTACTACAAACCCGACACCCTCAAGCGCGACTTTGGCGTATTTGAGGGCGCAAAGATGTTCCTCGACCACCCCCAAGAGTCCATGTTTGGGCCTGAAGGCCCCCGCTCCGTTAAGGACTGGGCCGCGTCCCTGAAGAACGTCTCCCCCCTCCCCGACGGTACGCTCGTGGGCGAGGCGGTCATTGTCGACAACGATTTCAAGTCTAAGGTCAAGACCCTCCGGGAACACGGCCTATTAGGCGAGATGGGAGTCTCCATCAACGCCTTCGCCAAGGCCCAAGAGGAGGAGATCGACGGCATTCCCACGGTCGGCGTAGATGCCATCGTGGCTTGCGAGTCGGTCGACTTCGTGTCCCGACCGGGAGCCGGAGGACAAATACATACGTATGAACACGCGCCGAAATCGGCGTTTAAGAATCTCACCCTCGAAGCTTTAGAACAGGAACGGCCTGATCTTGTTAAGGCGATACGAGGGGGGAAAGGGGAAATCCCTATGGATGAAGTCCAGAAGTTAAAAGATGAGATCGAGGCGAAAAACGCTAAGATTTCTACTCTTGAGGCGGAAGCCAAGGCCAAAGACGAGGGCGATGAACTCGCTACTCTGACGGCGGCCAAGGAATCTGCCGAGAAGGAGCGGGACGAAATTAGGGATCAACTCACGGCGAAAGAGGCCGAAGCCTTCAAGGCTCAGGTCGAGGCTAAATTGGTCGAATCTGACCTCCCCGAAGCCTCCCAGAAACGACTCGCCGAGCAAGAGTTTGATTCCGTTGAATCCCTCGAAAGTGCTGTTGAGTCCGAGAAGGAATACATCTCGGAACTTACCGGCGTTGAAGAGGGCCAAGTGCGTGACCTTGGTCCCTCGGGAAGCAAAAATAAACCTATCGACCTAACGGCCAGATTCGAGCGTATCCTACCCAAGGAACGCGCGAAGGTCGCGGCCAGTTTGTAAGGAGGCTTTAAATGGCTTGGCAACAGAATCCCTACAAGACCGGCATGACCGCCGGGACCGAGGTCCATCGAGGCACTGAGGTCATCACGGCTCTTGAGTCGGACTGCACGAGTCCGTCTACTCGAATCACCGCAGGTGATCCACTGACCATTGGAGACGGGACGGCTGGAGTGGGTATGATTACCACTACGGCCACCACGGATCTCGTGTCAGTAGACCTCAACGGTATCTGGTACCTGTCGGTTAATGCTAACAACGGAGCTGTCGCAGTCGGCGAACAGCTCTACTGCCACACTTCAACTGCGGCAGTCACAAATACGTCCACTACAGCAATTCCACTCGGCATCGCCCTCGGCGCTGTCACCTCGGCGGCCACTACGGTCATCGCGGTTAAATTGCTGCACGCGGCACTATAAGGAGGAACCCATGTCTAATCCAGAATTGTTTCAAGTTATGGAGGCGGGCTCCGGCGGATCTGATCCGTGGGCGGGTTACTCCTCCGTTCGCGACTCCAAACGTCCCGCTGGTTGGGACCGGATGCTCGCGGAGTGCATCGACGTTATGACCAACGAGAAGGCGGAGGGCTTCTTCAAGTGGGCCGCCCGTGTTCAGGAGGCTGCGAATACCGCCAGCTTCCCGCTTCTCTTCGCGGACACCCTTGACCGTGCGATGATCGCGACTTATCGCGATGCTCCTCGTACGATGGAGACGCTGTTTCGCGTGAATAGAACCGTGCCCGATTTCCGCACCGTGAAGCGAAATAGGATGCACGGCGCTGATGATCGTCTCCAAAGAGTTGCCGAGTTGGGTGACTACACGGAAATCCACAGATCAGAGGAAGAGTTTACGTACTCCGTCAAGAAGTATGGCGCTCTCTACTCTGTCTCGTGGGAAGCTATTATCAACGACAACCAGAACATTCTCACCGATCAACCGGAACGCTTCGGACGCTCGGCTGCCAAGACGGAGGAGTGGTATCTCACTCAGCTCCTCTTCGACAGCAACGGTCCCAACACCACCTACTTTGAAGGCACGGGTGGGATGACGGCTACCTCGACTCTCGACCTTACCGCCGAGAATATTGAGACGGCTTACCACGAGCTCTCCACGCGCACTGGTCAGGGCGACGATCCCGGCCCGATGGCTATCACGCCTCGGTACTTATGGTACTCGCCCCATCTCGAACTGACGGTCAACAAGATCCTTCAATCCCAGCTGATGATTACGGGCGCGAATGCGACCATTCCCAACAAGAACATCGTCTCTACTCTCGGCCTGATTCCGCTCAAGATCACTTGGGCTCCTCAGATCGTGACGGGTAGCACGGCCACCATGAAGCAGATGTGGGGCTTGTTCTCCGACGAGAGCGAGATTCCGGTTGGCGAAGTTGGTTTCCTCGCGGGCAGGAACGATCCCGAAATCTTCCTGAAATCCTCGAATCAGGTGAGCGTCGGCGGTGGGGACATCAACCCCGTCAATGGCGACTTCCTGAATGACCGAGTGGACTACAAGGTCCGCCACGTCTTCGGGGGCACCACGATGGACCCGAGAGCTGGTTGGGCATCCTACGGTCACGCAACTTAAACCGTAGTTCTTAAATAACGGATGGGGGGGTCTTCGGACCCCCCTACCGTAAAAAGGAGAATAGGAGTGGCTCTTACTGATCTAGCAAACCTCAAGATGCGTGTTGGGGAGCCGGGGACGACTTACTTCACCGACGACCAATATACACAATTCTTGGCCGATCAGGATGACAACATTCTCCAGGCGGCTGCCGACGTTTGTTTGGCTATGGCCACCGACCGAGCCTTGGTGAATCTCCTTATTCGCCAGGGCAACTACACGCGGGACGCTCGTGGAGTGGCCCGAGAACTTCGACGGATGGCGGGCGAGTATCGTGCGGCTGCAAGCACTACTCCTGCCATAGCCATCGGAGACGCAAATGAACCCTTCAGCTCCATTCTTGGGGTCACGGGTTAGGAGGAAACTATGAAGAAAATCGTTCTTATTGCCCTCGGCGCTCTCGTCATTGCGGGCCTTTTGAGCATCCCTCTCGACCTCCAGGTCAAACAGGCGACTGCCCAAGTTGGCTCCCCTGTTGTGGAGACTACGGCGGGTACTAACAGAGCTACAAAGATCACTCGTGGTGTCGGTGTTACTGCCATCCATATCGAGTGGACTTCTACGGCGGGTGGGGCCTACACGGCCACCCTCGACAACCTAAGTGGCACGGTCTCGCGAGTCTGCTTCGCGCCCGTCGCGGCTGCATCCCCTACTGCTAGTTATGATGTCGTAGTGAACGACCTCGCGGGCGTGGATGTGCTCGAAGGCGAAGGCGCTAATCAGTCTGCTACTGCTGCCGCTGACTCGGTACCTCTCATCGCTGAAGTTATTTCTTCGGCGACTACTCATAACTCGGTGGTAACGGCGGGTCGCTTGACCCTCTCTATCACCAATGCGGGAGCTTCCAAGCAAGGCGAGTTCACGATCTACGTGACTAACTAAGGAAGCTTCTAGGAGGAAAGAATGAAACTAATAAACGCCATCACAACCTTGGCGCTCCTCTTCCTCTCTCCCCTCGTGGCGCTTGGAGCGGCTCCTGTAGTTGTCTCCAACGTCACGGGGACCGTTTCCATATCCGAGTACCAAGGAGACATTACTAAGTCTGTCTTGGTCTCTTGGACCTCAGACGCATCGGGAGACGCGAACTCGGTTATCTCCCCCTTCGTGGGTGAGATGCTCCGTGTGTCATTCGACCCTGGCACGGCTTCGCCGACTGCCAGCTATGACATCGTTCTCAACGACTCCGACTCAGTGGATGTCCTTGGGGGCGCGGGCGCTAACCTTTCTGCAACAGTAACAAGTTCCCAAGCTGTTACTATTGATGGTCCGGGAACGGACGATCACTTGCCGTGTGCTGTTACCGGCAAGCTAACACTTGTTGTTTCCAATGCAGGAAACGCGAAGACGGGAACAATGCGTTTGTATTGGAGGCGATAGTGGCTATTACCAACGCCATCCAAGATACTGAATTCGACGCGGCTTTCCCTAAGACGGATTACTGGCCCGACACTTGTAAGATCGTTACGCAAAAAGACAGCGCCACGCGGGATGACTATGGTTATCCCACTGGTGCTCAGGCCGACGTAGCGACCGCAATAAGTTGTAGGGTCATGCCAACGATAGGAAGGTTTAATCGACTTGAAGGTTTCTTGAATGTGTCAGCGGTGGATGCCGACTTTCTGGCACTCATGCCGTGGAGGACCGACGTTAATGAGTCTCATCTCTTTGTCGTCACGGCCTCGACCAACACGGAATGGGTCGATGCGGAGTTTGACATCCTCTTGGTAATAGATCCGGACGGTACCCATAGTCACTTGGAGCTGGCCCTAAACCGGAAGGAGACCAACTAATGTCTCTCGGTATAGGAATCTCACTCGTGATTAACGTGGATACGGAAGGGGTCAAGAAGTCTACGCTCGAAGCATTTGAGCTGGGGCTGATCGACGCGGGCAGGAAGATGCTCGGGGAGTCCTTTAACAAAGCTAGGAACTACACCATCTCGGCGAATGGGAAGACCTACGTGGCTTGGCGGACAGGCAATTTGGCTCAATCCCTCGGGATTGCAGTCTCGCCCACCGGGCAAGCATTCTACGGTCCCCTCCATCGCATGGATGGTCAAGTTGTTGGCTCCCAAGGAATACCGGGCGCTTCCAAGAATGGTCCTCAAGTTGCCATTGCCTCGTCCTCTGGATATGGGCGATGGGTACACGAGGGGACCTCGAAGGTCCCGGCGCGTCCATTTGTCCTAGAAACAGTTTTAGAAAACTCTGACTCTATTGGTACGTCAGTGTCGGAGCGGATGAGACAGGCTGGACTATAGCATGATCGACACTCGGGACGTAATCCGTGATTATGCCCTCAGCCTCTCATCTGTAACGGATGTCATTGGTCAGAAGTTCTTTATGACTACTGTCATCGCGGAAGGCGACAGCCCACCTTGCGTGAGTTGTCAGCGGCTAGGCGGTCCCGGTCTCCACACGGATATCGGTGGACTGGTTGAGCCGATCATGTCTTTCAAGGCGTGGGGCCTTACCCCCATAGGAGCAGAATCAGTTTACACAGTTATGGGGGACGCCTTCGAGGATCTGAAGGATGCTCCCACGACAGTTGGATCACGAGTAATCAAGTCGGCGGTGGAGGTCTTGGCTCCCCAAGACTTCCCGGACTTAGATAGTGAATACCACTTCGTCAACTTTGGTTGGCGATTCAAAATAATATAGGAGGTAGTAACGACATGGCTACTGCACAAACAACTCCTACACTCAATCCCGGTACAGCCGCCGATGTACTTGTAGGTCTAGCCGGTGTTCGAGTGTCTACTGTGGATACACATCCATTCCCCTCCCATCATGTCGGATATACGGAGAATGGTGTTACTCTGCGGTACAGTCCCTCAGTCACCAACATTAAGGTGGCTGAAGAGAAGTTCCCCATCGACCACATCCTAACCGATGAGGAAATCCAGCTTGAGCTAACTCTAGCTGAAGCTACCACCGCCAATCTCGACATTACGATGATGGGTGCGGACGACGCCAATACGGCGATGATCCGCTTCAAGTCGACTAGCACGGCCAAGTTCCAATCGCTCTTGATTGAGGGCGAGTGTCCAGGCGGGACCGCCACAGGCGGTATTCGTCAGGTCCTCTTCCAGAAGGTAGGCGCGATGGGTCAAGTTCAACAGCCCTACGTGCGGGATGGCATCCAGATGCTCCCTGTCACGTTCACGGCCCTCAAGCCCGCCCAGGGCGATATCGTGACCATCAGCGACTTCTATGACGTTGCGGTGGCTACGGGTACCTTTGCCTTTGCCGACAATGTAGGGACTAACAAAATGTCCGTACGCGCCCTCGGCGAGACCGACTCGGCAGATGCCATTGCTACCGTTACGGCGGGCGCGAGTGGTGATAAGCTCGTTATTCGAGCGGCCCTCGATGCAGCAGGAACGGCTATCAATACCATTACCTTGACACACACCGCCACGGGTGGTGGTGTCTTGGTGAACGCGACTGCGGCGGATCATGTTCTAGACGATCTTCGCGATTGGGTGGAGTACACCCACGACGGAACGGATTGGGACGAGTCCGACCGCTTCATCAGTACCTAATAGGAGTGTGATATGGGGAATCCCTTCCTCCATGCTTCTACTAACGGAACAGCAGCCAACGTCTTGGTGGGGCTTGGAACAGTCAGTTTCAAGCTCCCCTACGACGCCGCTAGCTGGACTGAGCAAGGATATACGATTGAGGGGTGTACGCTCCTGTACACCCCTACTTTCGTCCCTAGCGTGGTTCCTTGGTCGACGGTCGAAGCGGACGCAGAACTCGTCTCGGAAGATATCCGGCTGGTCCTTACACTGGCCGAGTCAACCCTGGCGACCCTCCGGCTTGCCTACCCCGGTGTATATGACCTTGACGCCTCCGACATTGACCTGGGGCGATCCGTCTCCCGAGCCTGGAACCCTGTAGGCTTCAAAGTGGTCGGCGAGGGACCTAGTAGTACAACTCGAACGATCACAATGCCCTATGGCCGAGTGGACAATTCAGTCGGTCAAGAATATAGACTTGACATCCCCCGTGCAGCTGCAATAGGATTCAAGGTGATGCTACCCCCGGACAATCCGGATGGTGACATCCCATTTAATATTGCTGACGCATAGGAGATTTAGAGGAAATGACTGTACAGGAAAAGGACAAAACCCCAAGTAAAGTTGTAGATTTGAAGGAAACGAGCAAGAAACGGAAGCGTTCCGCGACCGACGTACTCTCCCGAACCGAGGCCATTGTGGCCGGAGGCGTGGAGTACCAACTCACCCACCAGACCCTATTCCAATCCCGCGAGTGGCGCAAAGGACTCGGAGACATGCTCCGGATGTACCTCCCCCAGATGTCCGGGATGGGCATTGGTAGCAACATGACCGACTTCATCGGCGGCATGTCCTCCTCGCTCGAAGAGGTCCCCGAGGCGATCTTCCAGCTCTTACGGGAGTACGATGATCGTCTGGACTGGGACAAGATTGAGAAGGAAATCTACCCCGACGAACTCGACACAATCTTCACCCAAATCGTGGAGGCGGTCTTCCCTTTAGCCAAGTCCCTGTCGAAGGCGGCGGGGCTGACCATTGGGGCGTAGCGAGCCCGAAGAAGCTCGACCCCGATGAGGTCTTGTACGAGTGCTTCGAGACAGCGATGTCTCTATGGAAAGTAGATCCTACATACGTAGGGAACAACTGGTCTGAGGAGATGCTCTGGGAGATGATGCGAGCTGCGAAGCGTAACATGGACCACCGGAACAATCAAGAGGGCCAAGGACCCCCACCGGGGATGGTCTCTCCCCAGATCAAGATCAGCACCGAGGACTTCCTCAAGAAGGTTGGCGCGAAGACTGGAACTGTAGGAGGATAAAGTGTCAGTAACTACCATTGGTGACCTTTCTGTAATCCTCCGTGGAGATCCGCGCCCACTGGAGTCGGCGTTTAGTCGGGCTGGTCTCGCCGTGGCTGCTCTTGGTGGTCTAGCAACCAGAGTTGGCCGTTCCCTTACTGGCATGTTTGATAGTGTCATAGACACGGCAGCTACTTATGAGACAGCCATCACCAACACGGCGGCTGTAACTGGGAGGACGGGGAAAGAGTTTGACAAGGCTCGCTTGACATTGGCAGCAATGGGCCGTGAGTTGGGAGAACGCACAGTCTTCACCGCCTCCCAAGCAGCCCTCGCGATGGAGGACTTGGCGCGGAAGGGCTTTGACCCAGTAAAGCTTTCTGCCGATCAGCTCCAGCCTATCCTCGATCTAGCAGCAGCCACCCAGACTGATCTCTCTACTGCAACCGAGACTGCTACATCTGCAATTCGTATCTATGGCAAGAGCTTTGACGATACCACTGAGATAGCTGATCTCTTCACGAATGCCACAACGCGGTCGAACTTGACTATTGAGAAGATAGCTACATCTCTACCATTCGTAGGTGCTGCTGCGTCGGCGGCTCGTATACCTCTATCCGAATTGACTGCTACTCTGGGTGCTCTTTCCAACCGAGGTATCCCGGCCACCATCGCAGCAACCGGTCTACGCCGAGCCTTGGCTGAGATGCTCGCCCCCGGCAAAAAGCTGAAGGAGGCCTTGGATGGAGTGGGCTTGTCCGTTGCGGACATTGATATTAAATCTCTCGGCCTTACGAAGGTTATAAAGAACTTGGCGAATGCTGGATTCTCTGCCTCTGATGCCTTGGAGTCGTTTGGTCAGAGGGCTGGTCCTGTCATCATTACACTAACAGACATTCAACAGGGAGCTAATGGAGCAGCTGATGAGATATCAGCCTTGGAGGAAGAGTTCATCAATGGGGCTGGAGCTGCAACAGTAGCTAGTCAGCAGCTAGATACTTATGCTAATCAGTCAGTAATCTTAGAATCCAAGCTTGAGTCATTGAGGATTGAGATGGCTACTAACGTCTTGCCCGTGTTACAGAGTATGAAGACGTGGTTAGCTGATGCAGCTCTGTCTACTGTCCGTTGGGCCAATGCTCATCCTACGCTGACCAGAAATGTTACGTTCCTAGTTGGTGTTCTTGGTGGTGTATTAGGTGTAGTGGGTCCCCTGTTGGTATCATTTGGATTACTTGAGATTGTTATGAAGGCGGCATTTGGTGTTAGCATGGTGGGTTGGATATCTAGTGTTGGCGGGTTAGTAGGAATACTCACCTCGCTGGGCACGATAGCTCTAGCTCTGCCAGCTTGGTTTGTGGCCTGGAAGTTTGGGGAACAAATAGGTCAGATCAAAGAAATACGAGAGGGATTACAAGCTCTATTCAGGACTCTTCTGGGTGCTTCGGAGGCCGTTGAAGAAGAAAATAAACGACTTGATGCAGCTCTCCAGAAGAGGATAAACTCTTTCCACGAGTTTAGGAATGCTCTGAAGGACATACATAACGCCGAGACTGCAGATGAGAGGGAGGCTGCCGTAGAGCGCTTTGACGCGGCGCGGGATAATCAAGCTAAGTCCCACCAAGCTAGGATAGCAGAGCTCCAGGAAGACTTAACTATCCAAAAGAATCACTTTAGTAGACGACTGACAATATTGACTGCTTGGAATAGGGAGGAGAGAGAGCGCGTATTGGCTGAGATTGAAAGAATAGAGTTTTTTATTAGTCAGCATGTAGAGGCGGTAGAGCTACTGTATAAGTTGTCTTATCAAGAGAGACTTAAACTTCAGCAGGAGAGCTTGCAGAAGCAGTCTGCTGAGGATCGTGCAAGCATGGCTCGGATAGAGGCTGAGACACAAGAATTCCTCTTGCGAACACGAGATAGAGTTGCAGACTTTTATAAGAGGACAGAGGAAATAACAAAGGGATTTATAGACCGATCTGCTATTACAATAAATGATTTCAAGCTTTCATGGACAAGGTTGGTGGATGAGGTTAAGGGACGAGTTCCGCAAGCATTTATAGATATTGCTACCACCATCGCGAAGACAGTAAAGAAGAACTTGGGTGAACAAGCTCCCAAAGACTTAGAGATTCTTGCTGGTGCATTTGACCAAATGGAGACTGAGCTTGATGAGTGGGCAGTCCATCATGGGGTGGCCTTCAAGATTGTAGAAGATCAATGGCAGGGGCAAAAGACTGCAACCCTTAAGGTTCAGGGAGACATTACTTCGCAAGACGAGAAGTTCTTCAAGGACAGAATAGCGTGGTTGCGCGAACATTCGGAAGTTACTAAGGAGACCATACAGGCAATTATTAACGCCTGGGTCAAAAGTAAAGACGCTTTCAAGAAGTTTGTCGAAGATACTAAGAAGGCTCGGGAAAAGCATGACAAGGATGTTGAGAGGAGCCAGAAGAAGAACCTCAGCGATTACCGCAAGTGGTATAATGGCGTCCGCAAGTATCTCAAGGACGTAACAAAAGAGGTCGAGTCCTACACAGAAACTAGCACCGGTGCATGGAAGGTCATCGAGGGTAGTACATTACTCGGCACCCAGAACGTACTACGGATTCTCGGCAACTACAACGCGGAGGAGACAGCCGTACTTAATGATCTTCTCCAGCAGTTGTTCGACTACAACAATGCTACCAAAGAAAACCTCCAGCATCTCGCCGAGATCTGGATGGCCTGGGTTGAGCGCAAACGCGGCATCCACGGACAGTTACTCGCGGGGCAAGCCCAGTTCAACTCTAGCATAAGCGCGTTATTGGATGACAACCTCAAGGCACACGACAGGTATCATAATGCCCGACGCGCCCAGATGAAGAGAGAGCGGGAAGCCGAGAGACGACAAGGTGGATTTATCACGGGCCTGGGTCAAACCCCCGCCGTGATCTCTATGCTCACAGAGGCGGTGAAGCGATTCAGCGGAGTGCGCACTAGGGGCGGTGGTGGTCCCGGTGGTGGAACTACATCGGGCGCTGGACTCAGATCGCTGTACGAATTTGATGACGCCGATATCCAAGGATTGTGGGATAGCCTCTCGTCCTCCATGCAGCAGCAGCTAATACAGGCTTATATTGCCGCCGCCGAAGGAACAATCAATCCAGAGAGTATGCGGGCCTTTGCGGATTTAGCTGCCCAGCTCATCTCAGCCGATCCATTCTTGGGGATCACCGCCGAGACCCTAGCACAGAGGGGCCTAACCAACAGCTTACAGGGCGGAGGCGGATCAGTGGCACAGCCCGGCGGTGGGAACATTGGGCTAGAGGAGCTCATAGAGATCCAAGAGGAGTCCCTTGAGGAACTTAAGATGAACAATCGTCTGCTGGATAAGACGCCGAAGGAGATCGCCGACGCGATGCCCAAGGCGGGTTCCAACACCGCGAATCAAGTTGTTGCATCAGGGGTGGGAGGATAGATCATGGCAACCACATACCTAGACCAACATAACTACAAGACTACCGAGACCTTCTCACAGAAGTTGGTGCTCGAAGATGCTAGTAACAACTTGCTCGACCTTTCTGTCGGGTTCGTGGACGAGGTTGTTACTACTAATAAGTCATTCTCGAACACCTTCCACATAGTCCCCGGCAGAACCAGCACTAATATCTTGTCCGGTACCGAGCAGGCTGTAATGAGCTTCACGTTCCGGTGCCCCATCTGGTCGTTGGACGGGGTGGATGTCGAGAAGGCATACAAGATAATTGAGGACTTCTTCAACGACTCGGCGGGTGGACTTGTTACTATATACTGGGTCAAGGATGACTCAGATGGATACTTCGCCTACCTCCCGAGCTGTGTCCTCCAGTCGGTCAACGAGGTTCGCAACCACGGGCGGCGTATCCGAGGCGTATCCTATACGGAAGTGACCGTCCAGTCCATTGTCAAGGATTGGGTCAAGACCTTCCCCGGCGATCTTGCCGACCCAGCAACAGTCATCCGAGGCCCGTGGGTACACACAGCCTCGACCAATGACGGATCGGTGGCCCTCGCGGTCGTGCGCGAGTCTGACCAACAGGGCTTGTTAGAACTTACCGACGATGGGTTCCTGCGGACTTACGGCCCCATCAAGGACAATCAGGACTTATCCACATGGGACTTGGACTTGGCCGAGTTATAAGGATAACCTCCGGAGCCACGGCGGTATTCCTCTTGTCCGATACTACGAAGCAGGAAACCGAGGTCGTGTTCCGCGACATCTTCGGCAATGCTATCATGGTAGTCAAAGACGACGGCTCCGTACTGATAGCTAATGTGCTCAAGGATAATCGACAGGCGTATTTTGGAGAACTAGATGTCTAGCTCGGATTACATCCCTCAATACGTCTGGTTTGATACGACCGCCGATCTCGTTGCATACTATGCAACGCCCCAGACTACCTATATCCTGAAGGACATAAGATCCTCTTATATCCCTCCTTCCACTGCGGGCGAGCCCGCACTGGTGTCTTCGGATGATCGTGTGGAGAACCAAGTCTTGGAGGGCACCTTCACCTATGGCCGCTTCGGGGGATGCCTCGCGGGAAGCCTCACCACGGCCCGAGAGATGGCCACCCTCGTCCGTAAGGGGTGGTGGGTGCTTGTCTACATGAATCCCGAGCAAGACCCTGTGTGGGTCGGTAGGGTCTTCGACGAGCCCGTCCAAGGAGAGAACACGGGCACGATCAACCTACGCGGCCCGATCCACTACTTCAATGGCTACATGCGTCAAGTACCAGTCATTGACAACCTCCCCATCGAGACGGGGATCTATGACATGGCGAAGGAGATGGAGAAGGTCAACCGGGCGACTGAGGGCCTCTTCGTGCCAGAGGACATCTATACGGGCCACTACAATGGCTGGGACCCGAAGGGCCAGGACTTCATCACGACCCAGCCCACGACCCTCCGCGCCTTCCAGATGGAGGCCGCGACTGTGGCTGGGTTCGCCGACAACATCTTCTATGGCTTCTTCCCCAGCAGTCGCAAGATATGGATCTCCGAGGCCGACTTCGACGCCGACCTACATGCTGAGCCTCCCACGGCTACACCCCTTGACTTCCAGATAGGCCGAGGCCAGCCGGGACGCCTACGCTTCTTCCAAGACAAGAAGAACGTCAACATCACTACCCAACGCTCCAGCCCCGAGGAGCGCTTCAATAGAGTCGTCTTGACCGGCACCCGGCGAGACCACATCTGGGTTGCTCAGGATACGGAAGCCCTCAAGACCGAGCCGCCCATGACCAAGTGGGGGCGTAGGGTCGAGATTGGCGAGGACGCCCTAGGCCAACGGATCGCCGATGGCATACTCAAGCTAGGCACCCAGAGCACGGAGTTCTACGACGTAGACATCATCCACGACGAGACGGTGGGGGCCACGACCAACCTCGTCGAGAGCCCACTCTTCCCGTGGATCGAGCGTCCTGTCATCAAGGACAAGTTCGGCGTCCGTGTCATCACCGAGGGGATCATCGAGGGGTCTGTCCTCAAGCTAGGCAAGGTCCCCTCCCAAACCATCCAGATGGGCAGGAGCAACGTAGACATCAAGACGTTCTTTGGCCTCGACCGCTTCGACAACTCGCCCTCGCGTGACTCCTTCGCGTTCCCCGGTGTTATGCCGTGGGAGCCCGGCGAGAACCACCGGGGGCCGTCCGACATTACCGACCCGCCCGTGGGCTTGTTCTTCCGACCTATCCACCGCACTGAGGATTCCCGGACCGAGGCGCTCAAGCACGTCATCCCATCCTCGCTATACCGATATACCAATTTTGGTATCATCGACACCGAGTTCACGGGCACACACGAAGGTGTCAATTATCATATTCTGAGGACCAAGAGCGACCGGTTCTCGACTACGACGTGGAACCCGGCGTACCCCTATAGGCTCGGAGCGCTCGATCAGCTCGACCTGCGCCGTCAGTTCCGATGGGCTGACCCGATGACGATCCCCTTCTGGATGGACTTCACCAACCAGACGTGGGAGGCGCTGGCCTCCATCTACGAAGGCGACGATGTAGTCCAGTGGGAGGACCTACTCAAGCAGGCGTCCTCCTTCCTGTGGACTAACTACCGCATCCAGAATCAATCCATTGACTCCCTAGTCGAGAAGCTGCGCTACGGCCAGATCACCTCCTCGGACATACGCCGCCTTCAGCGCTCGGAGTCCCCACTCTTCACCGGCTATGACCAACAGGGCTACATCGTCGACCCCAATCCCGGCGACACGGACACTCCTGCCGATGGGTGGGTCCCACTCAATGCCGAGTCGGATCGCAACTACGAGGACCTCCACTTCGTACCCTACTCGCTCATCATGCACCTTGGCGGGTCGATGCGTGGGCTTATTACCGGCGCGGAGGTGGCCCCCTACGTCGACAGCGACCACCCCAACTGGGACTACTTACTCGCGGTTTATGGTGGCCAGGGCAACATCTACTCAGTCGAGTCGACGTGGCTGCCCTACGAGGTCACAGTGGCCGTGCCTGCCCCATTGCCGCGAGATCATGTACACTTTGTAGCCACCGAGATACTGTCCAACGACGCCACCTCGGAAGAAAAGAACATCTTCTACTTCACGGAGGAGGGCGCGGCAGAGGCCAAGAACCTCGGCTACTTCTACCACGAGTGTATGCGGTGGATTACGGACTTCACCGACTGGGACGATGACGACTCGCCCGAACTCGATGCTCATAACATGGGCCGGTTCGGCATCTTCACGGAGCGCAAGACCACGCCCGAGGGGATTGACTATGACGAGTATGTAAACGTACCGCTCGACATGCGTAGGTTGCTAACAGCTTATGATGTTCATGAGCACCCCGTCTTAGGACCGTTCACTGGAGAACTGCCGCGACTCTACTCTGGGCCGGATGGCTATGGCTCCCTTATGACAAAGGCCCATGAGATGCCCAACGAGGCCAGTCGTGAGCGTAAGGCCGACAAGTCATACACATCACCGGTGACGGGCCAGTTTATCAACCCCGACACTGATGATATCAAGATCACGCGCAAGAAGATAACTATCACTAACATTGAGGCAGCGCCGCCGAGCATCTACAAGGGCGACTCGGACGTGACTACATATCCTCCTCCTCAGCACATGAGGAGCTGGAAGGTAAGGGGGTATGACGATGACCATGCGAACAAGTATTCTTAGTCTAATCCTACTATGGTCTACCGCCGCCCACTCGGATCAAATAGCTGCCTTTTCCCTGGATGGCACAAACCCCGAATTGGGAGGGAACATGGATTGGAGCAACAGCTCTGCCCACTTGCCATACGCCACAGATACTAGCGACGAAATAGTTCTTATGAACAATACCGGTAATTATGAACATGCTATCTCCACGGTTACAATAACTGGTTCCCTGATACCCTCCTGCTCTCGTATTGATGGGGCTACTCTCAAAGTCAGGTTCAGAAGTGACAGCCGGTGGAATGGGTCCAGAACAGTAGAAGTCCAAAGGGTATTGTACGATGACATAGATAGCCCATCGTGGTTAGAATATGACACGGTGGGGGCTCAGGCTTGGGCAGTCAACGGCAGAACCAACTCAGGGCAGACTGGCCCACCCGATACGTCTGGAATAGCTGATACTGTAAATATAACCACAGACGTTGACCAATGGTTGATATTTGATGTGTATGATATGTTTGTAGAACAACAGGGTGGGGTAGACTGGCTTACGTCGGACGTTACTATTTCTTTTAGGTTTAGGTGTCTCACGGATAGGGGAATCCTTGACCACACCAGGATAAGGGCTGGGGGTGGGACTGCGTTCCGGCCACTACTCTATGTAACGTACACCCCCAATGTTAGTGGGGGACCAGACAATGAGGTGTGTGCGGGCGTTAGCATCTTCAACTCTGGAGAACTCCGGTCGCTTGAGCCCACAACTCACACCCAATTGGCAGACGAAATGCACGTTGTAAAGTCAACCACAACTGAGCACCGACACCTCATGCTCCACTTCAAGGTTGCTGGGTCAGCCATACCCTCGGGAAGCACCATCCAGTCGGCGTGGATGAATCTATTCAACGAGACGGAGATCCACGACATTGAGACGGTGCAGGTCAAGAACGCCAGTCTCGGGACGCCGCAGAACCCTACCTGGGACGAGATAGACTCCCTCGCTCCCACAACGAGCTGGAACAACGTGGACCTAGATAACGAGGCACACTCGGATCTCCCCGACACAGGATATTTCAAGGGGGAGAAGGAGATCAACCACTGGAATACGAGGTATCGGTGGGACATGCGAGACCTTCTCGCCTCTCCGTGGGACGGCAATGACCACGAGCTGAGTGTCTTGGTCCGGGTCAAGGATCGAGGATCGGACCCAGCAGACATAACGTTTTCTGGCCCCACGGACACTAGCAATCCTCCGAGAGTTTATATAAGATATGGTGATTAGGCGAGTAAGGAGATAACCATGAAATTCCAACGTATCCTATTGATTTTACTAGGGTTAGCCTTATGGGCCGGGACCTCTCAGGGGGCGACTGTCAATACCTACTACAATGGAGCGGGGGCTGGGCAGGGAACCATCCGTTCTGCCTTTCTCTCCCACAACATTGATAATTGGAACAATTGCTATGTAACCAAGGACACCGGGACCCCATCCTACGTCCACATGGTTATGGACTTTACGATTTATGGTACGAGCATTGATACGGGGTCTTCCCTAGATAGCGGCTCCATATTCCTCTATACCGACACGGCTCCGGCGGAGTCAGAAACCATCCAGATTAAGGAACTAGCGGTTGTCCCCAACATCCCATCCTGGAGGCGCTCCGAAGAAGTTGTGGGGACAGCGTGGGACGATGCAACAGTAAGCAATGATGCCCACTCGGCCTCCCCTGATACTACGGCTTGGGTAGGAGTTGATGTTGAAGTGACTACCATTGGTACGACTTACGAGTGGGATATATCCGCCATGCTGCCTGCTACGTGGGATGGGGTTACTAAGACTTACTACTTTCTTATCAGATCCGATGACGAGGGGGACACCGCGCAGCTTAACTTCCGGGGGGGAAGTGTAAGCGCGAATCGGCCCTTCCTCCAAGTTGTGTCCACCGATCCGACAGCTACCCCAACGCCAACTGATACATTCACGCCCACTCCGGTCCAAACAGCCACCCCAACACCCACAGGCGGGGCCACACCCACACCGACTCCAGACATGGATATGGCTTCCGAGTTTGGGCGGCGCGAGAGTAATCGCCACGTAGTCCACCACGGCAAATCAGTCATGGAGGAGGGACTCGCCTACATCAAGGATGGAGTCACCGACCTCACCACAGCGGTCACCATCTTCGACCGGGACAACAACTACGCGGGTAACTTCCGCAATCTCATCCCTGGCGACTTCGCCACAGCTATCACGGGATGGACTGCCGACCCCGGCGCGTCTGTTGTGTGGGATACAGTGTCCGCCGTGAACGGGAACGACTCAGGCTCGCTTGAGATAGATACTGTCTCGGCTTCCCCGGAGGGGGCCAGCAAGACGGTAAACATCCTCATCTCGAACACCCAGAAGCACACCTTCTCATTCTCCTACAAGATTGCGTCGTCTATGACCATCGGTATGGCCGTCTACTACAACCATACCTCTTCCTCGACTGAGATCGCGGCTGTAACCAGCGCTACGCTCATCTGGCAGAGGGCGGCCCTCGTCTTCGACGCTACGGCTGGTGAGAGCGTAACCGCTGTCGAGGTCTACATCACCACCGATCCCAAGGAGGTCTACGTCGACAACTTGGGCCTCTACGCTGTTGAGTTTGACCCTGGGTTCGTCCCGATGGTCTTTGAGACCACATCACTAGACTCGCTTGACGCGACGACTTTTGGAGGTTTCACCGAGGGAGATATCATTACAGCCGACTCTAGCGGTAACCTCCAAGGAGACAACGCTAGTCTCTTCTACGATGTTACGGCTAAGAAGGTTGGCATTGGCACGAGCTCACCCGGA